GTGGGAAGAGAAGTACACAAAGGAGCATGAAGCCTTTGAGAAGTACAAGGCCGACACCGAAGCCAAAGCCACGCGAAGCGCTGTGAAGGAAGCGTACAAGAAGCTGCTGACCGAGGAGAACATCGACCCGAAGCGGCATGACGCTATCCTGAGGGCCACCAGCTTCGATGACAAGAAGCTGGACAAGGATGGCAAGCTGGAAGGTGAAGCCGAGCTGCGCAAGGCCATCAACGACGACTGGTCTGACTTCAAGGTTACGACCCATACCGAGGGCGCGAAGGTTGCGACCCCGCCCGCCAACAACGGCCCCGCCAAGCGCACCAAGGAAGAGATTCTTGCCATCAAGAACACCATGGAGCGCCAAAAGGCGATGGCTGAGAACCATGAGCTGTTCGGCATCTGAACAGCCTGATTACGAGAAAAGGAGATAAAAAGCTATGCCTACGACGAATGTGACTAATGCTGCTGAAACCAATCTCATTACCACTACCCAGATGGCGCGAATCCGCGAGGTGGATTTCGTCCAGCGGTTTACCCACAACTCCCTCGCCAAGCTCATCGAGGCCCTGGGCGTCACCCGTCAGATTCCCATGATCGACGGCACGACCATGTACTACTACAAGACCACCGGCACCCTCCAGAGCGGCACGGTTCCCGAGGGCGAGATCATCCCGCTGTCCCAGTACGAGCGGGAGAAGGTTCCTGTCGGTGAAATCACCCTCAAAAAGTGGCGCAAGGCCGTGACCGCAGAGGCCATCCTCAAGAGCGGCCGCGAGGAAGCTATCATCGCCACCGACGAAAAGCTGCTGTCCGACGTTCAGGCGGGCATCCGCACCACCTTCTTCACTGGTGTGCAGGGTCTGGTTACTCCCGCCTCCGGCACCCCCGGCACGGATGGCTATGTGCCCGCCGTCGGCACCACCGTCACCGGCTCCACCCTCCAGGAGGTTCTCGCCAAGACCTGGGGCAACCTGCAGGTGCTTTTCGAGAACGACAGCGCGGACATCGTCCACTTCCTGAATCCTCTGACCATCGCCAACTACCTGGCCACCGCCACGGTCACCATGCAGACCGCGTTCGGCTTCAACTACATCGAGAATTTCCTGGGCATGGGCACCGTCATCATGACCAGCCAGATTCCCGTCAACCAGGTGTACTCCACCGCCAAGGAGAACATCGTGATGTACTACGTCAGCGTCAATGGCGAGGCCCTGTCCAGCTTTGACCTGACCGCCGACGAGACTGGCTACATCGGTATCAGCTCCGGCTACGCCAACAAGGAGCGTGCTCAGGTGGAGAGCCTGGTCATGTCCGGCATCCAGTTCTTCGTGGAGTACGCCGACGGCGTTGTGAAGGGCACCGTAGGGGCGTAACCTATGGAGTACACCGTAAAAGAGGATTTCGTGGACATCCACGATGACAGTCATCTTTACCGGGCGGGGGAGAAATACCCTCGCCCCGGTGTCTCCGTATCAGAAGAACGAATCACCGAGCTGTCAAGCTCCCACAACCGTGTCGGAAGGGCGCTCATAGAAGCCGCGCCCGTAGAAGTCATAGAACCGCCCGTAGAGCCGCCGGAGGACGATGGTAAGGAAATACCCGTCCAGCCCGTAAAAACGTCCGGGAGGGGCCGCAGAAGCCGTAAGAAGGAGGGATAAGCGTGATTGAGCAGGTTTGCGCCTACATTCACAATTATTTCCACGGCGACAGGTACGCCGGGCGGTTCACGATCGATGACGGCGTGCTGACCGTTGACGGACTGGTGACCGGGCAATACTTCCAGATTTGCGGCAGCCGGTTCAACGACGGCGTATACCAGTACGGCATGGATTCCTTCACGGATGAAACCTTCGACGGCGTGATTTGGGACATGCGCCCTCCGAAACTATTCCTCGCGCTGGTAGACGAAATCACCGCATGGAATGAGAAGTACGGAGAAATCGCGATGGGGCCGTACTCCTCCGAGAGTTTTGGCGGGTACAGCTACACCAAGGCGCAGAGCTACGCCAATGCTGGCGGCGGGATGCAAAGCACATGGCAAGCTGTGTTTGAACCGCAGTTGAAGCAATGGAGGAAGTTATGCTGATAGACACGATGAAAACCACATGCACGATGATTGACAAGCGCACTGTGCCTGACGGACAGGGTGGCACAATTCCGGCATGGGTGGACGGAGCGACCTTTGAGGCGGCAATCGTCAAGGATAACACCATGCAAGGCAGGATTGCTGAGAAGCAGGGTGTTACCGAGGTGTACACCGTTACAACGGGTAAAAATGTCCAGCTTGACTTCCATGATGTTTTTCGGCGCGAATCCGACGGCGCAATCTTCCGAGTGACTTCCAACATTGAGGACAGCAAGACTCCGCGTGTGGCAACCTTCCAATTCGGGCAAGTGACCGCTGAAAGGTGGGTGCTTCCCGCATGACAAACACCGCAAGAGCCTTATACCAGTTCTTTTCTGGTTTTGGGATTCCCGCCTATGTGGAGTACAATCCTCCCGATGATGCAGAATTGCCGTACATTACCTACCAGCTTATTGAGCCTGATTGGGACGATGGCGGCACTTTTTATGCCCGTGTGTGGTATCGGAGCATGAGCCTTGTTGCTATCAATGCCAAACTGGACGAGATAAAGAACGCTATTGGCGAAGGAGTGAGCATCCGCACTCCCGGCGGCGCTGTGTACCTGACGAAAGGCACACCGTTCATCCAGCATATGCCGATGGAAGGTGACGATACCCTCCGAGTGGCATATCTCAATTTCAACATTCACGCACTGACGACTTGAAAGAGGTGAATCACAATGCTTTACACGCAGGTTCCCGCCAATACCTTCGATACATTGCAGATGAACGCTGGTATCGTCACGGACAACTTCACGCCCGCGACTGGCGCTATCGGCAATATTCTGGGTGCTACCACCGGCGGCCTGACGTTCAATTCCAATCCGGAGTATACGGACTTCGGAGCAGACATCGACAACGTTCCCGAGAATACCTGGCAGTTGAAGCGCATCGCACGATATGACCCGGCACTGTCTGGCAATTTCGTGTCCATGACTTCTGCCCTCGCCAAGATGCTGGCTGGCGCTGGCGCATATGCGACTGGCGATACTACCCACATCATTCCCAGCCACAAACTGACAGAGGATGACTTCAAGGACTTTTGGGTCATCGGCGATTACTCTGCCAACAACAACGGTGTGGGCACGGCGGGCTACGTCGCAATCCACATCATGCACGGCCTGAACACTGGCGGATTCCAGTGGTCTACGACCAAAGACGGCAAGGGCCAGTTTGCCTTTGATTTCCACGGTCACTACGACCTGACGAACATCGACCAGGTGCCCTTTGAAATCTACGTCAAGGCTGGCGTCCCGGATGACGAGGGCGAGCTGGTGGACCTGACTGTGACTTCTGCGGCGGGTACTGCCGAAGGCGACAGCAATATCACCGTGTCCGGCTACACCCTGAAAACCGGCGAGGCCCTGAAATACTCCACCGGCACGACTGCGCCGCTTGTGGTGTACGGCCAGACACTGACCAACTGGACGACCTTCTCCAGCGGCGATGACATCACGCCGACTGAGGGCCACACCAAGATCACCGTGGCGGCGGTGGATGCTGACGGCAAGGCGATTGCCGCCGGTAATGCTACCCTGACCATCAACGAGGGCTGATAGCCCCGCAAAGCGGTCTATTCTGCGATTTGAGCGAAAACCCTATGAAGTTATAGGGCGCGGCAAAGGCGCGGGATAGGCCGCTTCAAACGTATGTAGGAGGTATTTATGAATAACAAGACCAATGAACAGAAGTTGGATATGTTCGCTGACCTGCTGGAACCCTGTGCCGCCATACTTGGCGACAAAGAAGTCATAGAAGAAATTCAGCGAAAGGGTGGCTCTGCCATCAAGGGTATCAAAAAAGCCATCAAGAAGCATCCTTCCGAGATGGTTGAGATTCTGGCAATTTTGGACGGTGAAGACCCGGCGACATATGAGGTCAACATAGCGATGATTCCCGTTCGCTTCTTGAAGCTGGTGAACGACCCTTCCATGCAGGAAGTGTTCAGCGAGCTTTTTTCCTTACAGGGTCAGAGCGGAATCAGCGCATCTTCTGGCTCTGCTATGGAGAGTACACAGGACGGCGAGCAGTAAGGCCGTTCATGCGCTACGTCAGGGCGAAAATTGATGAAGACTTCGAGAAAATGGCATATAGATGCTATGTGACCGATGCTTTGCAGCTCGCTCCCCAAAACAAGTATACGGCAAAGCGCTGGATAGATGTGGTTTCAAAGAAACCCGTTGATGATAGAACCCCGGAGGAAATTGCCTTTGATGTGATTAAAAATGCCGGGTTGGTAATGCAATAGGTGGTGAAATATCATGGATTTGTTCTCTCTCGTGGCGAGGCTTACTCTTGATTCCAGCGAATACGAGAACGGCATTGACAAGGTAAAAGGCGCAGCCGGGAAGGTTGGTAAGGTTGCCGCCGCCGCCATAGGCGCAGCTACTACGGCGGTTGCCGGATTCGCCGCAGCCTCAGTCAAAACGGGCATGAGTTTTGACGAATCCATGTCCAAGGTTGCAGCCATCTCTGGCGCGACTGGAAAGGACTTTGACGACCTCCGTGACAAGGCGCAGGAAATGGGCGCAAGCACCAAATTCAGTGCGACGGAGGCCGCCGATGCTTTTTCCTACATGGCTATGGCTGGTTGGAAAAACAAG